TTTTGATTTTTATTTTTTTTTATTTTTTTATTTTTTTTATGTTTTTTTTTCATTTATAATATATATATTATATTATAAACATTTAAAAAAAGTAAATCAGACAAAGGTAAATATTTTAATAAATAATTTTAATTAATATAATTAAATATTTTTTTTATATTATTTAATAATATTTTTATTATGTTCTCTTAATAATGCAAATTTAAAATTAGATTTTAATAATTTTAAAAAATTTTTCAACATCTTATTAAATAAATATTTTTAATTAATTTATTATTAAAATTTTATTTTAATTTAGTAACTAAATTAAAATGATTCTTCTAATTTAATATTATAATTATTATTATCTTTTTTATTAATAATAATTTTATTTTTATAATTGTATAAATTTAACATTATTGTTAGTAATTTTATTAATAATATTATTTTTATTTTTAATTTTAGTAACAGAATCTTTAAATAAAAAATTAATATCATAAAATAAAATGTTAAGTTTTTCAATTAAAATAAGATTATATTTTTATAAAAAATGCAAAAAATTGTTATTATACTTTTTATTTTATATAGTACAAAAATTTTATTTGATTACTTAAAAAATTGATTTTTACAAATTATAGAATTCTTAATAAATAATATTTAATCTATATAAATGATTGGAAGACTAGTATTATCTGATAGAAATATATTTAAAATAAAATCAGGAAATAAACAATTTTCAGCAAGAAAATGTAATATTTTATCAGAATCTCATAATGAAATTTTAATAAAAACAAATAAAGAATTTAATTCAAAAGATGAATATGTTAAAATTGATCCAATTTCAAATAAAATCTTAGAAAAAATAGGAAATGTTGGAAATGAAACAGATGATTTATTAATTTATTACCACTTATATACTTTAAATTGGATGAGTAATTCTGCATATAATAAATTATGTGATAAAATTAACATGGATTTTGATTTAGCAAATTTAAGAACAGATTATTTAAATAAAGTTATAACAATTGATCCTATTGGTTCTATTGATTTAGATGATGGATTTACTTTTAATTTTGATTCAGAATATTACTATTTGGATATTCATATATCTGATCCTATTTCATTATTTGATTTTACAAATCCAGTAACAATTTCAATAATAAATGAACTTTTCTTAAGATTACAAACATGTTATATTAACTCTAAATTAAATTATGTAACTCATTTATTACCAACACCAATAGTAAATATTGTTAGTTTATTAGAAATAAATGATGAATCAAAAATAAAATTTAGAAGAGCAATAAGTTTTTGTTTTAAAATATCAAGAAAAACATTAGAAATTAATTTTAATTTTAAATTTACAAAATTAACCAATATAAAAAATTATACATATGAAAATTATGATAATGAAATTAATTTACAATCAAATTTTGAAGTTAAAACTAATTTAGTTGATTTGGCAAATAAATTAATTAATATTACACAAATTAAAATAGATATGATTAATATAAATAATAATATATCACATAAAATAATTGAAATTTTTATGATATTACTTAATTTATATGGAGGTAATTATTTAACAAATAATTTATTATGGAAAAAAACTATTTTACGAACTCAAGATATTACATTATTTGAAAATGATTTTAATATTGATACTGTTCCAAAATATGCACATAAAATTTTATCAAAAGCAGCAAATTATATAATTATTAATAATAACAAATTAAATAAACATCACACATTAGGTATATGTAATTATGCTCATATTTCTTCTCCTATGAGAAGATTTGTTGATTTAATTAATCATTTAGGGTTTTATCAAATTGATTTAGAACTTGTTGAACCAAAATTAAAATTATTATATGATATGAATTATATTAATACAAAAATTAAAAAATATAAAAAAATATCTAATTCCTACGATTTATTAAATTTTATTAAAAATAATACATCAAATAAATTTAAAGGATGTTTAATAAATTGGGAATTACAAAATAATATAAATAAAATTAAATGCTTATTTGTATTATATAATACACAATATGATTTTGTAAAAATTATTCAAGTTGAATTACCCCAAACTGATTTAACAAAAAAAAAAAATTTAATAAAATATATGGAATTTGATATTGAACTTTATTATAATTCTAATAATTTTAAATCTAATAATTTTCCTTTTTCTATTAAAATATTAAACTAAAATATCTATTATTTTAATTTTATTTATTATATATAAATTTACAAACATTAATCTTTTCTATAAAAAAATAAACATAGTTTTTTTACAATTGCACTTGGACTTACTATCTTACACACATTACTAATTTTTGTATTGATGTTTGTTTTGATAATTTTGGTAGTATATACAATAATTGCAAAAAATACAGACAAAGAAATCACAAAAATAAGTACATTGAAAAATATACTTATCTCTGAAACAAAGTTGTATACCTTCCATAATGTAACAAATGTATTAATATTTGATACAATAAGTATAAAAGTAATCATCCCTGCTAAAACCATGTTGAATAGTTGCATAATGACTAAGGTAATGATAATTGATTGTTTTTCAACAATCTCATAGTCATCAACACCAAGAACATCAAGAACTTTGTTTTGTTCAACATCTTCCACAACTTCCCATGCCTCAACTTCTTCTACAACTTCCTTTTCCACAACTTCCCATGCCTCAACTTCTTCTACAACTTCCTTTTCCACAACTTCCCATGCCTCAACTTCTTCCACAACTTTCTTTTCCACAACTTCCCATGTTTCAACCTCTTCCACAAATTCCCATTCGTTCACTTGATTTAGTGACATTATCTTTATTTTTGTCTTTGTCTTTGTGAATTATTACACTGATACTCGGTCATAAAAGTTATAATGGGTACTTCAGTAATTTTATTTTTCAATTTTTTTGAATATATAAAAATATTATTATATTTTTATATATGATGATAAAAAATATGTAATCCATTTATCCCTTTTAATAAAATAATCCATTGCTAAATTAAATCCCTTATTTTTTAAATTATTAATAAATTGTGGATAATAAAGTAGTAAATCATTTTCAATTTCATCAAGTATTTTATCAAGTTTATTTGAATTAATTTTCCAATATAAAACCCAATTTTTTTTTGAATTTATATGTTCATAAGAATCAAGAAATAAATTATTAATTAAATCAATATTAATTTTAGTTATATCTTTAATATATGGCTTTTCTTGAAATTTAAGTAATCTTGGTCTTAATTTTGAGTACTCATCAGAAAATTCAATATGTTTTGAGAATTCAATATTATATTTTAAATAAGGTTTATGTGCAACATAATATTCATAATGTTTTAATTTAATTCCAATATTTGTATTAGCTATCCATACAACATATCCTTCAGGTTCATCTAATTCAGAACCTTCTAATAATCTATAGTGTGCTTGATCCTTAAATTTAATTACATCATCCCAATTATTTACTGTTGTTATTTTGGGTATAGGATTTATATAATAAATATTTTTTGGAAGAATGATATTTTTCTCATTGGTGTTATTATCCCAAACAACCCAACATAAAAATGGACAGAAAGCTTTTTTATATTTTACTGTAAGTTCAGATGTTGGTTTATCATCAATAGATTCAAAAATTAATGTTATATTTGAATAAATATTGATAAAATTATTTGATTTAATTTCCATGGAAACTTTATTAATAAAATTTTCAATAGAATTATATGATGAAATAATAGAATTTAAAATTCTATTTAATACAGGAAAATTAGCAAACATATAATTTTTACTACCCAAACACCATATCCCAAGTTCATTTTCAAAATATGATTCAGAGTTATTTTTTAATAAATTATTTTTTATAAAATTTTGTATTAAAAAATATTCAGGTGTATTTAATTTAATAAAAGTTAGAACAAACATTGAACCATCAAATTTTGGAATAATATGAAATTCTTGACATGATTTAATTAATTCTTGAGCTATTGGATCTTTATGTAAATTTTTATAATCACAAAAAACAGGCAAATTAACTCTTCCAATATAATATTTTAAATTTAAACTATCAAATAATAATATTTCACCTCTATAATCTCTTGATATACCATTATATATTTGCATTCCATCCTTATATCCAAATCTAATTAAGTGTGATGAAAAATAATTTAATTCCTCATTTGAATTAATAATTTCAGAAGGAAACTTATTTTTAATTAGTTCTTGAATATATTTTATAGTTAATTTATTTTTATCAACTGAATCTAATATATTAATCAAATGAATTTGTTTTTCAGGTATTTTCATTTGTGCATAGTCATTATAATTTATAATTGTACAAGTTATTAAATTTAATGAACCATAGGCAACATCAATTAGATTTGGATTAAAATTTTCATTTTTATCTAATTCATAATTAATACTAGCCCATGTTAAATGATCTGTTACATCACGTGGAATTAATTCATATTTACCTGTTTTTGGTATAAATTCATGACCATAAATTGATTGAGGAAAACCATAATATCCAATTTTTAAACTTGATTTCCAAATATAATAAGAATAAGAATTTAATGATTGTAGTGTTTGTTCCCATGATTTTGGATATAATAATTGAACAGTATCAATAATCTTAACTTTTGAATTAGAATCCAAAATCATATTTAATTTCATTACCCAATCTAATTGAACTTTATTTTTTAGTTTATTATCAATAATAAATTTATAAACTAATTTATAATCTTGTTCATTTGGTTTATATATTAGTTTATCAAATAAAATAGAATTATTACAAATTTCTTCATTGTAAATATTATAATAAGAATCATCTCTTTGTGCATATTCATATGTAATATTATTTTCATCTAATACTTTTATTATTTTTTTTGCCATTGTTGATTTTCCAAATCCACTATGTCCATATAATTGAATTATTATAGAATTATTTGAATGTATAGTTTGTAAATATTTTACAGAATTTTTTATTGAATTATCAGAATTTGTATAATTAATGAACCAATTTAACCAATTTTCTGAATGTAAAATTATATTTGGAATATTTTTTTCAGTATCACCATATCTACCTAAATCATCTCCAATCATCAAACATGCAAGACTATTTGCATAATTATTGATATTTATATTTGTATTTTTATTTTTAATACTTATACATTGTAAAGAACCAATATATTCCCAATGTCTAGTTGAATTATTTTCATGACAACATGAACACATATGATTTGCAATACACCAACATATTTTATCATCTAAATTTAGATGTCTACCAATATTTTCTCCAATTTGTGCGTGTCCTTTTGAACTTGTTATTATTTTTTTTTTTGTTTGGATATATTTTTTAGCCCAAGGTTTTCCAATATCATGAAAAAAACCAAGTTCAAAAGCATATTCAGTTTCAAGATTAAATTTATCTGCAAATAATGCACAAATCCAACCAACTGAATATAAATGTGTAACTAAATTTTCTATATGATATTTGGTTTTTAAATAATTTTTGTTTTCTGACAAAAATTGTGTTAATAATTTTGGTTTTGTAGACAATTTATTAATACAATTATTGAAATATAAATCTATTTGTTCTTTAGGTATTGAATGTATATTAATACAATTTTTTATATCCGATTCAAAAATAATTTTATTTATTATTTTGTGATTTATTAATAGCTTTATTTCACTTATTTCACTTATTTCACTTATTTCATTCATTTTATATATTTATAATATAATTGTATTGGCAATAACTTATTAAATCAATTTTTATACAATATATGCATTTAAAAATGTATAAACTAAAATATTTTATTTATTATAATATTTACCTTTGACAGTATTACTTTTTTAATGTTTAAAAAAGTATATTTATCTAATAAATATGATCTTAATTTTATTTAATTAATGAAAAAAATAAAAAAAAATAAAAATCAAAAATTAAAAGCTAAAAATAAACTTGTTGTTAATTCTATATATGAAAATATTAAAAATGAACATAAAAGTTTATATGATTTATATCAATTTAAAACTAAAAAC